TCTTCTCTAACTGCAAATTCTAGATTGTAGCCTCTAATAATACCGTTACGACCTTGAATTGACTCAACCAATCCGTCTACTTTTTTAACAATCTTATCGTAGTATTCGTTTAATGCTTCGTGAACAGCGTTAGAGCCTTCTCCAACTGCTTGCCAATGATATACGTGAGCTTGTTGGCGACTATTTAATAGATTCGATATGAATTTTGCTACTTCTTCCATTTATTATCTGTCGTTATTTAGTGAAAAATTTCCGCTTTTCTTTGGTGCTGCTGGCATCGCCGGTTTTTCACCTACATTTTTACTAGCATTGTCTAATGCCAGTTGCGCTTTACTGATAGCTAATGCAATTTCTCCTGCAGAAGCTTTTGATAGAATGGTATTAATTAATTTTTCAATACCTACAATTTCTTTTGAAGACATACCTGGTGTAGATGGTAAATTCTGTGCCAATTGTTTAAACATCTTGGCCAATCCACTAGTACTAGTAGCGCCTTTAGGCTCTTCGTTTTCTTTAATTGTTTCTTTATCTTTCTTTTCTTCTTTTGCTTTCTTTGATCTTTCAACTTTTTCAAGCTTACTCATCAAATCATCGATTTTTGTAGCTAACATAGCGATCTTGTCTTTGTGTTGTGATGCGTTCTTAGGATCCTCTTTAGCCATGTCAACGTGTTCTTTTCTTTTCTTCTCTAAAGAGTCAATAGCAGAAGAGATTTTGCCTGTTACAGCGCCTTTCTTTTCTTCTAAAGCTTCCATCTTAGTGCAATACTCTTCGTAAAGTGTTTCGGCAATTGCCATTGCTTGATCTTGGTCTGGAAATACTCCATGAACTTGATCTGCTTGATCTTGTGCGCCTTGTAATGGATCCAATGGAGCTACTAAAGAGCTAGCGTTACAGCCATCGAAAGGCTTTTTAACCATATATAGAGTGTCTATTGCTCCGTCTACGTTTTCTTTTTTAACTTTACTAGGAAGTCCTTTGTGTTTTGTGGCTGCGAAGTCAGTTGCTGCTTTTGGTTTCATTTGTTTTGCTACGTTTTGTGCTTTTTTGGATACCTCTGATGGTTTTACCGTTCCTTTTTGTAATCCGTGAACGATTCCCATGAATTTTTGTTGTTTTTTAGATACCGCTGGCATTTATAAAAATTTTATTAATAAATATCGGTGTTTTTCATCTCTTGTAATCTAGTCTTGATCTCTTCGTACATCTTTGTCTTGTCTCCGCCTCCCCAACTTTCTATTTCCCCAGATTCTGAAACAAAGGAGTCTTTTTCCGCGTACCAAGAATCTACAGCCTTTTCAAAGTCAACAAGGTTCGCCAATGCATTTGATTTAACGATGCCTTTCTCGTATTGGTCCCATTTACCTTCTAATTTAATCTTGGCCTCCATGTTAACTACACACTCCAAACACATTTTGTGAATTGAGTACATCTTCTTGTTGGTTTCAGTAAGTTTCATGTGCTTACCACAGTTGGGACAAGCTATTGGTAGCACCACCAATCTTTTTATACCGTCTAGCTTGGTAACGTTCTGCTTAATTCCGCTCTTTATAGTCCAGGTGCGTCCATCTTCTTCCCAAACGTCTCCTTCTGTATGATCTGTATGTTTCTTTTCCCAACCTGTAAGAGTCTGCGTAGCAGCTCCTGTTTTACCAGAGATAATGTTCCTCATTCTTTGAACATCTTTCTTGCTAAACTCTTTTTTCAAAACTGATTTTTCCATCTTATTTTCTTTTTATTTCTTTTAGTATGCTTCCCAGCTTAAGGCTTTCTGATTCGTATATCTCTTCTCGATCTTTTCCGAAGTCTCTCATTAGGATTCCAGCTTTTGCGTTCGCTTCATTTTCTATATCTGACCCAGCTTTACCACTATCAGGCTTTAATTTACCCAATTCGTTTTGTTTGTGGTGTACTAGTTCGTGCGCTAAGGTTCTAAGTACGTCTGCCATGTTTCTATTTCTCATGTAAACAGTCACGTCTCTTTCTCCATTTCTATACCTACCAAAGCTGTGCATATTGGTAGCCCACTGTCTATCAAAAACAAATTTTACTTTCGGTAAGTTCTTTATGTCTAAGGCATTCTCGCAGTATTCCACGAAATCTTGTAGTAATGCTATCTTTTCTTTAGGCGTCATATTATTTTCCAAAAGCGGTTTGAAGACCTCTTAATATAAAAGATCCAGTTATTTTATATGGCTTATCGTAAACTGCTTTGTCTCTAACCACAATTCCCTCTTGATCTTTAACATCGCCCAATGGAGAAGTCAAAGAGTCTAGTATCACGTCGCCTAAATACATTGTAGCATTATATATTACGAAAGAGTCTATTGCTATTTGTGCATCTTTCATATCCGATACCAATTGATCAACTGGTTTTCCGTCCATTATCCAGATGAATACTTGTTTGCTTAGAGCGTCAACAGTTTTTCCGTCTTTTAATTTTAGCTTTAGACCTTTTGTGTTTTTAGCTTTATTCAACCACTCGTTCAATGATTTAGTTTCTTTCTTTCCTTTTGTTAAAACTACTGTGTAATTTTTGGAAAGAGCTGAGGAGAAGTTAGGTTTCGTTTTTAATTTAGCGGGAATTTCTCCCATTACTTCGAAATCGTATTTTTTAGCTATCGGATTAATCTTCTTAATAAGTTCGGCCAATGTTTTTCTATCGTAAGAGGTTTCTTTGGTAACTCTTTTTGTAGGACTCACTCTTTCAAGCTCTAATATATTGTGTATGGCCAAGAAATTACTCTCGTACTCTTGAACATTTGATTTGCCTTCTACATATTCTATATTAAACATCTTATTGGGATCATTTAACATTCCTAATTTCTGTAATTCTCCTTTGATAGAAGGCAATGCTTTGTTGAATATCTCTAATACTTTGCCGCCTATTCTAATCATACCGTGTCCTTCGCCGAATCTATCTGTAAGGTCTTTGGAAGTAACGCCTTTAACGTCTAGCGGCTTATTAGAACCTCTATCCATTACGAATTGAGTCTTTCCGTCTACTTTAGCTAATCTAATAGAAGCGTTTACTCCATCTATTTTTACTGGAACTGGATTCTTTGTTAAAAAATCTCCAGTTTTTTGGAATACACTTAGCAAATCTTTACCTGATTTTACCGAAGGAATATCGAAAGGGTGTGCCATGTGACCAGCCGCTCCTCCTTCGTTTAATAAATTATAAACTAGGTATTCTAATATAAGAGATTTCTCAAAGCTAACAGATTCTTTTAGACTATTAGATTGAGAGAACTTTTTTTTCAACATGCCAGCTATTTTAGGATCGTACCAACCAAAGATATCGGTAAATAATTTTTTGTATTGTTCTGGTGTTGATTTGGAAGATAAAGCTTGTCTAATAGTAGTGCCACTCATCTCGCCAAATCCTGTAATTTTAAAAGAAGTGTGAGGAGCAACGATTAAATAGCCGTGTTCCATGTAACCATCCATCTTCATTCCTGGTTTGTACTCTTGAAAGTAAGAATCTCCACCGTCTTTCTTTTTTCCTATCTTAAAGCGAGGATCTTCCTTCATATCTTTCTCTCCAACCATAAAAACTATCGCTGTAGTCTTTGGATCGTACTTTTTAGTGATCTCTTCTGCCTTGTATGGATTTTTTACTTGAACTAAGTTGCTGCCAAGTCCGTACTTGCTTATAATCTCTTGCTTTTCTTTAAAGTTAAGTGGACTTTTAGGCAGATTAACTACGTCTGAGGTAGCTATATAAGATTTGTCTTTGCCGAATTTAGAAGCGAGCCACTTAAACGACTCTGCGTGATGCCTACCGAATGGTTGAAAGCGGCCTGGATATATAGCAATGATGTTTTTAATCACTTGAGAACAGTTTGGTAATAAATATCTAAGCTGTTTGTTCTATCTTGGATCTACCATTGACTTTGTTGATCTCAATATGGTGATCTACCACGTCTCTCATAGAGTCAATATGGGATATGATCATAATAAACTTAAATTGCGTCTTAAGGTAGTCAAATAGCATGACCATTGAGCTCAGGTTAGTCTGATCAAGCGCTCCAAAGCCTTCGTCTATTGCCACAAAGTTGGGCCTAGGAAGAGTGGATACGTTGATAAGAGAGGTTCTGATAGCCAAACTTGCAACGAACTTCTCCATGCCTGAAGTAAGTTCCAAAGGCCAAAAATTATCTTCATCATAAGCTATGTATGCGTTTATATTTTTATCGTCAGCGTGTAATACTACTGCAAAATCCACCAATTGCCCCAATATGTTGTTGATCTCCTCTTCAATTTGAGGTATTGTGTTTGCGATTAGTCTGTGAGGTAAACCGTCTCTGTGAACTGCTTGTAAATAGTATTGGTAGTCTTTAGACTTTACTTCCAAGTCCTTCAATTTCTCTATGGTCTTCTGATACTTGATCTTGGAGTTCTCTGCCAATCTTTTGTTTGCAGTAATATCTGCTATAGAGTCGTTTTTGTCTTGTAAGTCCTTCTCAATAGTTTTCAATTCAACTTTAATGTCACCTATTGATTCGTTAAGTGTCTTATTAGTTTCTATTGCTTGCTCTTGTTGATTGTGCGCTT